TTCAACACCATTGGGAGATTCCGCACAAGTTACAACATCACTATCTAGTAATGTTTGGTATTTAATATCGGTAACATTTGGTAGTGGAGTGGCACCACAATTTTATGTTGATGGTGTAGCAGTTGGTACATTAACAGCATCGGCAACAATATCGGCACCTACAAGTACAAATTATATAGTAGTTGGTGGTAATGATGCATTTAGTAGTTTTTGGAATGGTCAGATTGGCCCTGTTCTATTTTATAATAGAATTCAAACATCAACGGAAGTTGATCAAGTATATGATTATTTCTCACCAACATATAAAGTATAATTTGTTGTTTTGAAAATAAAAAATATATTTATACATTAGAAATACTAATTGTAATTAATCAATAATTAAAATAACATGGCAGAGAAAATTGTATCACCAGGCGTTTTTACAAGAGAGAACGACCTTTCATTTTTACAACAAGGAGTATCCGAAATAGGAGCAGCTTTTATAGGACCTTTCAAAGAAGGACCTGCAGTTCCAACAGTTGTAAATACACAAACCGAATTTGAAACTCTTTTCGGAATAGTAGATGATACCTACTATACACCATTGGCGGTGCAAAACTATTTAAGAGAAGCAGGAACTGCAACTATTTGTAGAGTTGTAGGTGTTGGTGGATACACTGCACAAAATCCTCTTTTGATAAACGTAAGTTCAGGATCAGATGGAGCAACTGCAAACGAAATAGTATCTGCATCAGTTGGTATATTGTTTCCAACAGATAAAAATATATTGACTACTGGTTTAAGTGGATCTACATACACAACTGCAAATGGTAGTTTGGGATATGGTGATTTGATTATGTTTGTTACGGGTTCTACTAACTATACTGGATCAACATCTGTAGATCCTGAAGATACAAATGATATTGAATCCGTTTTTGGAACATCACCAATAGGAGCAAAGGGTGGATATGTTTATGGATTCTTTAAGAGCCCAGTTGAAACTACAAACGGAAAATCAATAGTATATGGTGCAACTGTATCATCTAGTGTTGTAGTATTGGGTGATCAAGAATTTACAGATGATGCACAAGAAGCAGTAACTCCATATGTTCAATCACAATTGATTTCAGGAGAAAGATATAATCTTTTCCAATTTGAAACAATTGGTGTAGGTAATTCTGCAAATACAAGAGTTAAAGTTGCAATCACAAATGTTAAAGCAGCTGGAACTGTTGCAGGAACGGATTATGGAACATTCACCGTTGTTGTTCGTGATTTCAATGATACCGATAAGAAAAAAGTAATACTTGAAACATATTCTAATGTAAATCTTGATCCTAATTCTCCAAACTATGTTTCAAGAGTAATAGGTGATAAATATATTTCAATCAGTGCTGCAGGAAAGATATCAGAAACGGGAGATTGGGTTAATTATTCAAAATATATTAGACTTAAAAATGTATCAACAACCGCACCGGTACAGGCGGTTCCATTTGCACACGCTGCATATCAATTACCTGTAAGTGCAGGAGTGTACGCAAACTGGATTCCAAAAGTAACATATAGTACCGCTTCTGTAAGCGATTCTACAAAATATAGTGGTATTGATTTAGATAACAATACTGATAATAATATATACTTAAAACCAATACCAGCTAGTGCAGGAGTAGGAGCAAATACAGTTTTCTCTTTAGATAGCACATGTGGATTAACATTAAGTGGTACATCATCTACCGATGTTGCAAAAAGACAATTCATATTAGGATTCCAAGAAGGATTTGATGGTATGAGTCCTACAACATCAATTTATAAAGGAGCCGATATAGTAGCAGGAAACTCACAGGGTTTTGATTTATCTACGGCAACTGCAAGTGGTTCAATTGCATACTCAAAGCATATCAACGCACTTTCAAACGCAGATGAGTGGGATATCAATATGGTTGTAACTCCTGGTGTTGTTAAAAGATTACACTCTTCAGTTGTAGATGATATTATTGAAATGGTTGAACAAAGAAGTGACTGTTTCTACATTATGGATGGAACTGCACAAGATGATACAATAGATCAAGCAACAGGACAAGCATCCGCAGTAGATTCTAACTATGTTGGAACTTACTATCCATGGGTTAAGACAATCGATGTAAATACAAATAAATTAATAGCAGTACCACCATCAGTATTACTTCCTGGCGTATTCGCATCTAACGATAGAGTAGCAGCAGAATGGTTCGCACCAGCAGGTTTGAATAGAGGTGGATTGTTAGGAGCAGTTAGTGTGTTGAATAGACTTACTCACTCTGAAAGAGATACTCTCTACGAAGGTAAGGTAAATCCAATCGCTCAATTCCCTGGACAAGGTATTGTGGTATTCGGACAGAAAACATTACAAGATAAACCATCTGCACTTGATAGAATCAATGTTAGAAGATTGTTGTTGACTGTTAGAAAATACATCGCATCTACTTCTAGGTATTTAGTGTTCGAACAGAACTCTTCTGAAACAAGAAATAGATTCTTAAATATTGTTAACCCTTATTTAGAGGGAATCCAACAAAGACAAGGTCTTTACGCTTTCAGAGTTGTAATGGATGAGAGTAACAACACACCTGATGTAATTGATAGAAACTTCTTAAAAGGAGCTATCTACTTACAACCAACAAAGACAGCTGAATTTATCCAAATTGATTTCAACATCCTACCAACGGGTGCGGCATTCAACGGATAATTTAAAAATTGAATATTTATAATAAATAAAATAGTAATAAAATGCCAGAAATATTAGAGTTTGATAAAATGTTCTATAAAAATTTTGAACCGAAGCTTTCGAATAGGTTCATTATGGAACTAAATGGTATAGAGTCATACATCATCAAAACAGCAAGTAGACCAACATTTACATCTGAAGTTGTTGAATTAGACCACATCAATGTAAAAAGAAAAATCAAAGGTAAATCTACTTGGGATGATATCAATATCACACTTTATGATCCAATTGTACCATCCGGTGCACAGCAAGTGATGGAGTGGATTAGACAATCACACGAATCACTTACAGGTAGAGATGGTTACGCTGCATTTTATAAGAAAGATATAACTTTCTATCTTTTAGGACCAGTTGGTGATAAGGTTGAACAATGGACTTTGAAAGGAGCATTCATTTCATCAGCAAACTTCGGTGAATTGGATTGGTCAGGTAATGACCCATTGAGTATAGAATTAACAATATCATACGATTACGCAATATTGGAATATTAATAGTTTTAATCTTAAAATAAGAAAGGGGAGCATTTATGTTCCCCTTTTATTTTTTCAAAACTACGATATATATAATAAAGAAAGTTATATAAACTATGGAACAAAACATTGAACAACAAGTTACAAGAGGGCCGGTACAACAACCAATTGCACAAAAAACGTACCCATTCCCAACAGAAATTATCAGTTTACCATCAAAGGGATTGTGTTACCCAGAAGGACACCCACTATCTAAAGGTGAAATTACAATTAAGTTAATGACTGCAAAAGAAGAAGATATTCTTACTTCTGCAAATTTAATTAAAAAAGGAATTCAGTTAGATAAACTATTAGAATCAATTGTAGTTGAGCCTGGGGTAAATATAAATGATTTACTCATTGGTGATAAGAACGCAATACTTATAACATCAAGAATATTAGCATTTGGACCGGAGTATGATGTTACTATAACGGATCCTGAAGAAAGAGAGCCCGTTGAAGTGGCAGTTGATTTATCTAAAATAAAGATAAAAGAAGTTGATGAAACAAAATTAAATAGGAATAATGAATATGATTTTCTTTTACCTGTTTCAAAAACTACAATTAAGTTTAAGTTATTAACACATGGTGATGAACTTGCAATAAACAAAGATGTTGAAGCAAGTCAAAAGACACTAAAAACATCAAATGAGATTACTACACGGTATAGAAGAATCATTACCGAAGTGGATGGTAATAGGGATTTGGGATATATAAGTTCATATGTAACCAATAGATTGTTGGCGGGAGATTCTAAAGCATTAAGAAAATATATAGGTGAGATAACTCCGGATTTGGATTTAACATTTGAATACCAATCACCGTTTACAGGGGAGACGGAGGCTCTACGCATCCCGTTTGGGATTGACTTTTTTTACCCTACCGATTAATTATTCAGTAATGCTCCATCAAAAAATATTTCAAATGATATATTTTGCAAATGGTGGATTTAATTGGAACGATTTATATTATATGCCAATTAAATTGAGAGAATTTTATTGGAAAGAATTATTGAGAGTAAAGGATGATGAGAAAAACGAAATTGAAAAAGTAAAATCACCAAGTAGTTCATCTAGAGTAAGAAGAAGATAAAAAATAATATTTATATTTATATAAATAAACGATACTTCATGCGAAAAAAAATATTAGTTAAGGAGGCCGGATTGATGGACTTTTTTAAAAGCTTTTTTAAAGCAAAGGCCGATAATAAAGAGTCTCAATGGCTTTCTAAATTGAGAAAAGCTGATCCGGATCTGGCCGATGTTTGGTCTGATTATGATAGAGCAGTTACCAAAAATATGATTAACCAAAAAAGAAATTTAGAAAAATTGGGAATAGATGCATCTCATATTGATGCTATTATAAAAAAATACGGACTTAAAGTAGATTAAGTTATAAATGGCAAAATCCCTAAAACAACAACAAGCTCAAACTGGAAAAGAATTTGATGAATTAGCCAAAATACAGGCTGAATGGGATAAACTTTTAGAAAAAAAGAGAAAAGGACAAAAATACGATGAAGAACGATTAAAATATCTCAAACAAGAATATAAAAGTTATTCTGAATTAGAAAAATTAGTAAATAGTTTAGGAGATTCCTATAATGAATTTAATAAATCAATAGATGATTCTAACAAAAGATTAGCAGATAGCATAGAAAATTTTGAGGAAGTAGAAGAATCCATAAAAAGTATTGGATTTGGAATTGCCAAAAATGAAAAGTTATACGATGCATTCAGTTTAAAAATTGATAGTGCAAAGGGTACACTTCAAAGTATTTCTGCTATATTACAAAATCAATCTAATTTAAGTCAAAATCAAATCGATAATGCAGAAGCGGCAGCGCAATCGTATAAAAAAGTATTTACATCCGTTGGTGATGCAAGTAAAGAATTAAAACGAGGAAATATAACTCAAACAGAATTCAATGAGTTAGTACAACAATCCTATAAAGAATTTGCAACATTAATAGATAATATAGATGACAGTACGGAATCCGGCAAAGCATTAAAAGAAACATTTTCAGATGCTTATAAAGAAATAGAATCTTTTAATAAAGCAGCTGAAAAATCCGCAAAAGCAATGGGTATGCTGGATGCTGCAGTAGATCAACTGGGAAGTTCAGGAATACCATTGGTTGGACAAATGGGGCAAGCATTTCAAAAATTAGCAAATAAAGATATCAAAGGTGCCAAACTTGCCATTACTGCATTAGGTGCAGCAGCTGCAGGACTTGCATTTAGTTACTTTGGAGCAGATATGCAAGCAGCAGCAGTTGCAGCAAACGATGTAAAGCAAACAGGAATTGATGGAGCAAAGGCCATTGGTAAATTACAATCTGATGCAGCATTTATTCCTCAAAAAATACAATTAGAAAAAGATAAGAGTGCAATAGAATCTGCAAATGAAATAGCCAAATTAACAAACGATGCAGCATTCGCTTCACAAAAAGCAGCAAACTCATTTTCCGCATCAATGAAGATGGCTGCAGCACAATTCACTGCCGCATCCAAAACTGCATTGTTTGGTAATAAATTAGGTGGTGTTGGATATGGTGCTGCACAATTACAAATGGCAGGAATCGGTGCAGAAAAGATAGCAAGTGCAATGAGTGCAGCATCTTCCGCAACTGGTAAAATGCCAACGGGTAAGATGGGAGCTGATATGGCAATAATGGCCGAAAGAACGGGTCAATCAGTTGAGAGTATAGCATCCATAAATGAGATGTTTCAAAGAATGGATGGTATGAGTGCCCAAACTGCAATGAATATGCAGGAGGGGATGAGAGCAATGGCAGATAACGCCGGAATATCATTGAGTAATTTAATGACAGAAGTTGCAGAGGCTTCAAAGGATGCATTGGGATATCAAATAAAGAGTGGACCTGCATTAGCAAAAGCAGTAGCTTATGCACAATCTATGGGTGTTAGTTTCGGTGATGTTGCAAAGGCAGGTAAGAATATGGTTATGAACTATAAGGATAGTATAAAAGCAGAAATGCAATTATCATCTTTATTAGGAGAACAAGTTGACCTTTCCGAAGTAAGAGCAAAATTCGCAGCAGGTGATACCGAAGGTGCATTGGAAGCAATAAAAGCACAAGGTTTGGATCCTGCACAAATGGATATGTTCCAACAACAGGCATTGCAAGATGCACTCGGTGGATTGGACTTAAGTTCTATATCAAAAGTAGCACAGAATACAGGCGCACAAGTTGGAGCATTACAAGGCGGACAAGCCGGCAAACAAAATCAATCGTTCCTATCGAGAACAGTTGGTGCACAGGCTGCAATGGAAGCACAGCAAGCTCAAATACAGGCAGACCAGGCAATAATAGATGCATCACTTTCTGAAAAAATAAATCAAGCATATCTTGCATCTCCTGAATATTTGGAATATCAACAGAGATTAACGGATGCGGCAATCAAAGAAGAACAGTTATCTACACAAATGATGGCTGCATTTCAACAAACACCTGCATACATTCAATCATTGGCAGATACTGCAAAATTACAAATAGAAAGATCATTTACGGAAAATATAGGACCATTATTAGCAACAACCGTTGGTGGCATATTGTCAAATAAATTGGCAGATTTGGTATTACCAAGTGGAGGAGGATCAACGACGGGTGGTGGAATAGATGCACCTGATAAGAGTGGTAAAGGTGGCGGCGGAAAAAAAGGAATTTTTGGAAAGATAGGTGGATTTTTTGGAAAGGTTACTTCCGGTGCAAAAGGATTATTTAAAGGTGGTGGTGGTATTGGAAAACTTTTAGGAGGTGCCGGCAAACTTGGAAAAATGATTCCTGGATTGAGTAATATACTATCAGTTGGCGGAGCAGTATCAAATCTGATGAGTGGAAATTTTGCATCAGCAGGATTGGATTTATTAGGTGCAATACCTGGTGTTGGAAATGTTTTAAATATTGCCAGAGCTACCGGATTAACATCTGGCATAGAGGGTATGTTGAACGAAAAAGTTGGAGGAATGATACCAAAAGGAGTATCATCTGCAGTGGGTATGGCACAACAGGCAGGTAATGTTGTAAAAAATGTAAAGGGTGGAAATCTTTCCGCAGCAGCAACCGGTGCAATGGGAATGATGGCACCACCTGTAAGTGTAGCAGCAACTCCTGTAGCAGCCGCAGCTGCAAAACCCGCTGCAGCGACAAGTGTTGCACC